ACACCTTGATAAGCTATTTCTTGATTATAATATCCATGTGATATATACTTCATTGCATAATCTTGGAAACCAATAAGATTCATAATTAAATCAATAATCTTATCACCACCTACTGCAACATAATTTAAAAAAGATATTATACCAATAGCTATTGACATAATTGAAGGCACTGATGAAAAATCACTACCATTATATACAACCTCTCTTCTTGGTCCTAAATGACCTGCTGCTAATGCTGACGCTGCAAGTTCTACTTGTTGATAGATAGGAGTACCTATTGTTCTCGCTAATTTACCTGCACCAAATATAGCAGCTATATCTACAGCAGTATTAAAAGCTAAATCTGCAGCTGCTCCAATCCAAAGTGAACCAGATGATACACCAACGTTAGCAGCACCTTGTGCTGTACCAGGACCAATAAATGGTGACATATGTGTACCAGATCCAACAGCATAAGCACCAAATTCACCAATAACATTTGAACGCATGGTATCAACTTTATAATCTCTTTTACCACGCATTTCACTTAATGCATAACCAACACCTATTAATGCAGCAATTGTTGCTGCTCTATTTTTTAATAGTTTTGCTTTAGGATGATCTTCAGATTTTTTAAATCTACCTATTACATTAGCACCAGCAACTTTATAAATTTTAACTTCAGTAGGATTTAAATATAACTTAGAAAAATTTAATTCAGGTGAATGAAAAGTATATGCTCTTGCATCAATTGCTGCTAATCCTCTTCCATCTGCTTGTGGCATATTACCTCTATGCCAGTTATTTTCTACAAAATCTCCATTACCAGTAAGTTGTGCATACCAAGGTAATTGACTATTTGCATTAGAATTTCTACCAACTAAATAAGGATCAGTTCTTAAATCATTAAAAGGATAATTGGGCATTAAACCAGTACCAGTTGCTTGTGAATTTGCATTAGTATTTCCTTGACCTGCATCAGTACCATCATTTTGAGTTCTTCTGAACCTAAACATGTTTTTAATAATACCTTTGGCTAGAATGGATCTATTACCAGCTCTACTACCAACTAATATTTCATAACCAATAATATTAGGTATTACATTACCATCATTATCTAAAGGTGCTGCAATATTATCAAATGCAACACCAATAACATTAATAGTTTCATCAACTGTGTTTAATAATGATGTTCCTAAAAAACCAGTACTTTCATCAGGTATTTTATGATGTCTAATAGGTAAACCACATAAGTTAGCCCATCTAACAGGATCAGTTGGAGAATATATTTCTGTAGATTCCCAGTAACCCATCTGACCTCCATTTATAATTGTTCCTCCATCATCTGTTGTTGTACCTATTAATGGTGCAATAAAAGGATCAGCGGGAGATTGTGTAGCAGTATTACCTGCTCTCCATAATGGTGAGTTATCAAAATTATTACCTGCACCACCTACAGGAGCTTGATCAGCAGCTGTTGGAGCTCTACCAGGAATATGATATGATTTAGATTTTTCTCCTGTATTATATACAAATCTTATAAAGAAAGCATATTGCTCATCTCTAAGTAATGTAGGTTTATTACCTCCATTTCTATAATATGCAGCAGGATATGCTGTTGCTGTCCAATATGTTTGAATATTATTAGCTAATGGTTGATAATTAAAATCAAACTGTTCTGTTGGTTGTGATCTAATTAAATAATCATTAACAACAAACATCCCATCAGATTTTTCATATGTTGGAATTCTTCTTTGTAGATCACTAGATAATATTTTTGGTAATTCAGGATTTATATAATCAATATTTATTGATTTTGTTTCTGTACTATAAATACCTAATTTTGTATTAACAGCTTGACCTTTTATCCTAGATCTAACTACAATACTAATTTGTTCAAATTCTGTATCTAAATTAGAAAGTTTTATTGTAAGTGATCCTTGTGTATCTTCTCTTGACCAAATTGGTTGTATATTAGAAATACCTAAATAATCTGTAACAGCTCTATCATTTATACAATATGCAGCATATACTTGATAACTACCATTTTCTAATAATCCTCCTTGATCTGCTTTTTCTAACTCAATACAAGGTATATCAATTAAAGGTGCTAATCTAATTCTTTCACAATCTAATTGTAGTGGTTCAGCATTTACATAATTTATACATGTAGATCCAGCTGGTGTATTTGGATCAATTATTTGTACATATGGTATGTTATCAATGTTTAATGTTCTAGAAGGATTTAATCCATCATCCCAATATACTTGCCAAGTACAATCAAAGTTTTCTTTAGCCGCACCTATAATTAAATTATCTTTATTAAAATTAAGACAAGGATCATTTACTAACATTGTGTATTCACACTTGCTGTCATCAAATAAACCTATTTCACTTAATGTATCATTAGTAGAATATATTACCCATTGATCTCCATATAAATGAATACCTCCTATAACAGTATAAGGTATTTCTGCACATCTTAAATTTGCTGGTTCATTACCAACAACACCTAGATCTCCATCAACAGAATTATTAATTAAATTACGGGCATGATACCAGCTTTGTTTATCAAAATAACTTGAGTCAGTATCTTTATTCATACCTTTAACAAACACATTAGTGTTTATCATATCAGTCTTTTGAGCTGGCGTCTTTTTTCTGCCTGTAATACTTGTTATACTGTGCTTTTCTATTAACTTCCCATATTTTTCTATACTCTTCAAAGTTTGGAGTATTAACAAAACCTAAAGCATTGTTTCTAGCAGCACGTAACCTTTGTTCAATCAATTGAGATTGATTAACTACATTTTCACCAGCAAATATCATATTTTCTAATATTCGTGATTTTAATGCATACTCATAATATTCATTACAATAAGGATGATCTAAAGTTAAAAGATTACCACCTTCATCCTCTAACGTAGCTTGATAATTTAAAAATATTTTACCTGATTTAAAATTAGTTAAAATAAAACCATCTTTTAATTCAGCAAAATCTACAGCATTTACACCAAGGTTAGGACATTCTGTTGTACAATATGCACCAGAAGTATCAGCAATTCTTAAAGGTATAAATGTATTAAATTCTCTATATGTATTTTCTCCTACTCTTTGTACAACAATATAATCTTTTGAACTGTCATCTTTACATGGTTTTACTACACAAACATCTTTACATGTTTGACCATCTTCACAAGGAGCTGTAAAACCAGGCTCAGGAGTATAAGTAGTAGGATGTGTTTCTGTAGTAGTACCTGATGGAGTAGTTGTATTAATTCTATATTTACCACAAATAGCAGCAAAGTTTAATGTTTGAAAATCTGATGGTAATTGTCCTTTATTATTTTCTATATCTATTACAGCACTATTTGTTCTGTTAATACGTAAACCAAGATCATAGTTAACTCTAATAGCAACTTTAATTAATTGTTGAGGTTCTATCATTCCCTCTAAATTATATGTATTAAAGTCTACTTTAACTGATTCTAACAATTCATCAAATGTTCTATATTTATGTGATACGCTCATTATCTATTTACATTTTTATTATTATTACCATCTTCTGCTGGAACTTTCATAGTATTCATAGCAGTATTAAATATTTGATTTTCTATTTCTGTAAATAAAAATTCAGGTATGTATAGGTTTTGTAAATATCTTGGTACACAGTCGTCATCTGTATCACATGTCCATTTTGCTATATCTTCTTCAAATACTCCTTCTAATTTTATTGCATCCCATGATACATTAGGTAAATATAAATACCCATCTAAAAACCAAAAGTATTTTGTTTTATTATATTTAAATGTTTTTGTTTTAGACATTGAAGTGTATGTACCAGGTTGAGTTGGTTGTACTTCAACAGAACCATCTATTGAACTAACCGTTCTAATTAATGGTCCCCAATACCCTTGCATAAATGTAGGTAATTTTTTTTCTGTTCTTTTAATAGTACACCCACTACTTAATCCTACACAATTTGCTTCTATTTTATCTACTTCAATTAAACTAACATATTTAAGCTCTTGCCAAACACTATTAAACTTCATTAGTTTATTAGCATTATCTTGCCTACGCATAAACATCTGAGCATATTTTTTAATTAAGCTATAAATATATCTGTCTGTTGTAAAAGCATCTTGACTACCAGCTTTTATTTGACCACGTATTCTAGATATTGCTTCACCTATTGTTGTCATAATTATTTATCTTTTTTATACATATCAGCAACTCTAAACTTATTAGGAACAGAAATATACTTTTGCCACTGAGCAGGATATACTGATGCAACAGCTCTTTTAAACTGTCTTACAGCATTAAATTGCCATAACTCTCTAGTTTTAAATTTATACCTAGGAGAATAATTAGTGTAAAATATTTTTCCAATGTTTCCATTTGTTTCCCAATTCTTGTTTTGTATTACTTTACCATATTGCTTTGATAATGCATAATCTATGTTAATTTTTTTTGTTGGAGGGCATGATCCTATAAAAAGGTATCCTAATGATTCAGGAAGTTCTATACCATTTCTATTATTGATAACACCATTCCAAATTTTACCGTTAAATGATTTTATAACTTTATTTAATTTACTGTTATTAACAGATGAATACATTGGATACTTTTCTTTAAATTTTTCAAATGTTTCACTATTTAATAAACTTAAAACCTTTTCTCTATATCTAGGTTTGTTTAAATCAGGATTTTTAAAGTTACTAATCATATCTCTTACGTATATAATTTACAAAAAAATGAGGATAAATAAAAGTTATTCAGGAGAATATGTTAATTCACATATTTCTCCTTTTGTTGGACTATGTATAGATAATACACCAGATCTCCTTGATCCAACAAATTTATTGTGATAATGATAATAATCTGTGCGTGATAAACTAGGTAATATTTTTAACATAAAACCTGTGTTTTCATGTGCAGTTATATATTCTATTTTTTTCTTGTGATGATAATGTCCTGTATATAAAGTTCTAAATAATGTTTTACCCCATTCTCTTGGGTATTCCATAGAATACAACATTAAAGAATTTTTAGTATTTACATCACCATGTTCAAATGCAAAAAAGTTATCTCCATATACAAATACTTTTCTCTCAAGATAAACTACATCCCATTCAATATTTGGATCATCAAAACATTTAGATAGACCATGTGCTAAATGAAAAGAAGATAATCTATCATGATTACCTGGTATATAAACTACTTGTAAAATATCACAAAATTGTTTTATATAATTTATACTCCACTGTATAGCATCAAAAGCTTGTTTATAAGCTTCTGTAGCAGTCATACAATTATCTAATGGTGTACCACTAGTAGTACTACCATTCCATGTATCCATGTTTATAAGATCTCCTCCTACTACATAGTATATCTTTTCTAAATGATGAGAACTTGTAGCTCTTTCAACTAAATCAATAATTGTTTCTTCAAAACATTGATCAATAGTTTCATTTCCTTCTTTACCAAAATGTATATCTTGTAATGACAAAACTCCAGCTGTCTTTACTTTACCTGGAGTTTTAATTCTTTTTACGGGTTTAAATTTTTTAGGCTTAAATCCTTTTAATAATTCAGCTACATTATCAACTTCATTATCTTTAATTTTAGTAACCATTGCAGATACACGCCAATGATCACCCATTTGTTTGTTCCAATAACTAGAAAGTTTCCATTGTGTAATATCAATGTTTAACATTTCAATTATTTCTTCAGGTGATTTTGGTTCAGAAGAACTTATTGTCTCCATTTTTGCTTCACCTTTTTCTAAATTATACTCATAAGATGAGTTGCTATTTTCTAATAACTCTGTAGATTTAACCCAAGATTTTAATAGTTCATAATCTTCAATAGTTACTCCTAGTTTATCAGCACAATACTCTGATGTCTTTTTCCATTTAAATGATCCTTTAATTTTGTCTATAAATGATTCCATAAATTATTAAGTTTTGTTTGCAAATATATAAAAATTTTAGTACGTATATAAAAAAAGAGACCCGGTGTTAACCCCAGGTCTCTGACAATTAAGTTTAGGAAAACCAATATAAAACCCTCACTTTCTTGTTTTTATTATTATGCAGCTAATGTACTTCCAGTTAATATGACTGAAGAGCATGATCCATTTACAACTCTAAATTGATATGCTGAATTAGCTGTTAAATTAGTTATTATGTGTGATGTTGTAGAACTTGTTAATCCAGATGCAGCAGTTGTCCATCCACCTGATGTTGGTATTTTATATTGTACATCAACAGTATCTGTTGATGGAACACCTGACCATTCTACTTCAACACTTGTTGTTGTTATATCTCCTAATGAAACTAATTGTGGAGCTGTAGTAACACATGCTGCATTTGTCATAAATAAAACTATTCTTTGTAAAATTCTATCTAATCTTTCACCTTGTGCAATTTGTAATATTTCACCACCTAATGATGCTTCAAATGTTGCTGCACAATATGATATACATGCTGCACACATTATTTCATCACAAGATTCAGCACCATCTTTTCTACAATCAGTATATGTACATGGCATTGTTTGAGATGTATCAGCACATCCACATGCTAAGTGATTGCAGTCAGTTGAAGTATCATTACAGTTATTACAAGCCATTTTTTTAATTTTTTTTATTTACCTTATTCACCACAACTTGATTTTTGATCTCTCCAGTGCGGTGCTACAACATTATATTGTGCCACAGGTCCTCCTGCACATAATGCATACCATTGATTATTTACAAGCTCTGTTGCAGAACTAGGATTATAAGGACTAGTATATGCTTTACATGTAGTATCAAATTGTACACCTGACACATTCCAAATATCTAAACAATTACTTGCTGTACCAGCATTAGTTGCTGCAACTGAACATGATGATCCTGGTGCATAAAATGAATTTATACCACCCATTCTAGTTATTTGTGTATTTGCACAACAGTTATCTTGAATATGTTTTACTGCTTTTCTTAAGTCGTCAATAGCTAACCAAGTATTATATGTTGAATCACCTAGTGTAGCCGGACTTGTTTTTAATGTCTTTCTATACCCTTCATTACTTACTGGTGTTGCTAAATCAGAAGGTTCTGTATTTACACCAGTTGACATATTAGAAGGAGTACCTGTTGTACCTCTTAAAGTTACAAATTGAGAATCTATAGCTTGTACAACTGTTTCTATTGGTAACAACTGACCTTTAGTTGCTGAACCACTAGAATACATTCTTGGATTAGCTTCACCTGTTGGTTGAGATTCTAGTGCAGCTACTCTTTGTGTTAGAGCTTGAGAATTATTATTAGTAGTAGTGTTTGTATTAGACTGATCACATATAAATTGTGAAACTACATCTATCCAATCATCAAGATTACCGCCTTGTGTAAAACCTGTAGCTTCTCTAAAACAACCAGGTGTTGTAACAGCACATTTAAATACTTCACCACAACTAAATGCACTACCACCACCACCTGAAGAAGAACCACCACCGCCTTGATTTAAAACAATGTTGGTTATCATTAACTGAATAAGTTCTTCTAAATTAGTAGCAGGACCTCCAGATAATTGTGACTGATCAATATTTGCTATATTAAATGATGAACCACCTCCATTTTGTATTAATGTTTGAAGTAATTGAAGTTCAGTACATAATGCAGCAATTACAGTACTAATTGTATCTCCTGTACATATTTCTACACAAGGTAAATCTGGTCCTTGCCAAATTACACAGTTAGATGATATAGGATCACAGTTAGTTAAATTATTTGAGTTAGTTGGTATCATATCTTTATTCTACATTAATAATATACAAATTATTTTAATTTTATCAAAATCCTGGTGGACTAAATGTATAAGGCATTCCTATTATTCCACATGCTTGTCCTTCTCTTATAATTTCAATATCATAAGTTGTTCCTGGTACAGCATTTGTAACACCAAGTGTACTAACGCCAGATGCAGTTTGATGTAATGCTCCAGTAGCGTTATTATAAACATTAATTGTATAAGTTACTGCAGAATTTAAATTACTAATTAAAAACGTAGTTCCTTCTGCTCCTGTATTAGTAGCATTTATACCCCATTGAATTTGATAATTAGGATCGTATGAATACAAATTAGTAATAGGATCTAAAATTGGATCACCACTTCTTATAAGATTTAAAAGTTGATTACCTGTTCCCCATGCAGTAGTAGGTATCCAATCTGAACCTGATGTACGACATGCTGCAGGTATTGTACCTATATTAACATTTCTTGTACAATGAGTACAATTATTAGTCATATCTGATACACAAACTTCATATCTACCAGGAAATAAATTAAAAGGATTAGCTGGTTGATTTTGATTATAACCATCATAAAATACTGCAACATCATAATTACCAGAACCACCTATACCTGTCCATAATGTTTGGTGACCTGGAATATTTAAATTTGATGCATTCCAATTACCACTATTTCCATTTGGTATTGAAGGAGAATTATTACTTAAATTAACTCCAGAAAAATCTGTACAAACAACACATGAATTTATATCAATTCCTGCACTAGGATTAATATTATCTGCACCAGACTCAGTACAACCTGTAGTACAACATCCAGAATTTACACATTCAGTAAAAGTACTAAATGTTCCTGCTGGATCTACTACACAACGACAGTCTGATTCACAACCAAGTGGAACAAAATCAGCTATTAATTCCCAAGTACCTTGAGCAGTTAGAGCATCTTTTACAGTTGTATATTTTGCATTAACTAATCCTGGATCATTTAAAGTATTTGCTGCTGTTGTTGTTATATCAAACCATGAAGCAGTATTATCCATTACAATAAGAACATTATTAATATCTCTAACATTTCTAATTCTTACATTTGAAAGTCGTAATGCATAACTATTAACTTCACCTGGTACAGTACCAACATTATTTAAACAAGCATTTGTAGGTTCAGTACCATCAACAGCAAAGAAAGCCCAAGGTGTTGCAACATCTAATGTTGTAAATACAGTAGCATTAGAATTTACATATGGACTAGGAGCAAGATCTATAAATAATGTCCAATGGTCAAGCATTAAAAGTCTACCAGCAGATGTAGAATCATAATATCCAAAACTTGTATTACCAGCATTATATTGTGCAACATTATTATTATAATATTGTGGTATTGTAGGATCATCTAAAACTATTTCAATATCATTTGCTGTGCTTGTATATGCATTATCTGTTACTGTTAATGTTCCTGATATACAGCTATAAGCTAAACCTCCACCTGGATTTCCTAAAGTTTCTGCTATGGTAGGAGAACAACAAATTATTTCATTTTGATTTGCTAAATCATGTCTTAAACATGCAATTATATAATAATTATTAGCTCCTAAATTTGGAAATGTTGTAGCAAAACCTAATGCAGATATATCTTCTTGACCTAAAAATGAATTATCAGTTGCATCATAAAGTTTAACTTCCATTAGCATATTTGCTGGAACTGCTGCACCAAGTTGTACAAATATAGTACCATCATTCATTCCAGATGTTGGAGCAGTATTTGCAATTATTATATTTTCAACTGGACTAGGTTGTAAATCATCACAGTATATACATGATCCATCATCTAAATTTGCTCCAGGACTATAATTAAATGCACTTCTATCAGTGCAACCATATATATTTAGTGTAGTACAGCATGTATCAACACAAGTTTGATAATCACTGTAAGTTCCTGATGGATCTGCTACACAATCACAATTACCATCTGTTGTACAATTACACATTTGCTCAAATGTTTCAAGTGTCCATTTACCTGGTTCTGTAGTAGCTAATGTAATTTTAACTGTGTTATAATCTGCATTTGATAAATCAGGATATGTAGTACCATCATAACCAACGCTAGCTAATGAACCTTGTAGTATTGCCCAAGAGTTTGGTACTGCTACATCTCCAATACTTACTGTACTTCCTGTATCAACATATACTAATCTTATTTCTTTAATAAACCATTCAGAATTACCAGTTAATGCTTCACAGTTTCCTCCTCCTTGATCTACATAAAATTTATAGTTTTGTACAGGAACAATTGGCCAATTTGCAACATCAGATGTCCATGCTTGAGCTAAATTATCTCCTAGATTTGGTTGAGTAGAAACAGGAGAATTAGTTGTTATAAGTTGTTTATTTGAACAACTATTAGTTATTCCACCAGGAACACAAACAAAACTTGTACTAGGACTAACATTACAACAACTTCCTGGATCTTGTTGACAGTCTTGTAATGTGGGATAAGTTCCTGAACCATCTACCATTTCTTGACATTCACAGCCTGCAGCAGAAAGTCCAGTACAAATACAAGGACCGCTACCAGAACCTCCACTAAAATATGCATTAGGACATTCTGGTAATAATTCATTACCATATGCTGGAGCAAGAGGATTAGCTGTTCCTTGTGAAGCACCTATAATAGAAAAGAATTGATAATAATTAAGACCATTAAATGTAGTTACAACAGTGCCTTGAGAATCATAATATATTTGACCTAATGCTATTGTATTATTAAATAATGCAAGTATATCATCCCAACTTATACCTGTAAATGATACAGAATTATTTTGGGTATTAGTAGGTAGTATTCCTACTGCTGTCCAAGTAGCAGGCCAAGTTTCACCATTACATGGAGTACCATTATCTTGGAATGTAATGCTAATGTGACTAAGTGTCACTATTCTATTACCATCTTGATCTAAACATTGATCTGCAATAGGAGCTCCTAAAGCTGAAAAAGAAATTTGACCTAAAATTGCATTAGTAAGATTGTTTGCTGGATCAGTAATATAATTTACAGCAGTTACATTATTAAATGTTGCTCCTATATATGTATAATTTTCACAAGTATTAACTTGATAACCAGTACCTCCTAATTGTATACATGAATAGTTATATGTACAAGAACCATCATCACAAGTAGCAGCAGCATTATAATTATTTGCATTTGGGTCCATACATCCATCAATACATGCTGTACAACAACTATCCCAACCAACAGCATTTTGATACGCAGGATCTCCTTGTGGAGTACAATTACAATCTGCTGTAGCATTTGGATCATAGTTTGTTGCACCTGAATCTGTACATCCACTAAATAAACAAGAACCATCATCATCAGTTGCTGTAGCATCGTAATTACATGCTGTAGGGTCTGTACAACCATAAATAATTGAAGTTGGTTGATTTACATTAAATGAAGCAAATGCTTGACAAGGTTCAGGTGTTGATGAGTCAGTAACAGTAACTAAATAACTACCACCACATAATCCTGTTAATTGTGTTCCAGTATGAGGTCCACCAGGCCCAGACCAAGTTATTGTATAAGGAGGAACTCCTCCTGTTATATTAAGTTCAATTTCACCATCATTATTACAAACTCCAGCTGTTTCAGTTGCATCTATTACATTGCCATCAGCACTAAAGTTATCACAAAACTTGCATGAACCATCATCAATTGTTGCTTCAGGATCATAATTATCAGCACTTGGATCTGTACAACCTTCTTTATCATTACCTGAAGATTGTGTTTCTTCTGGTTCTTCACATGCAGTAAATGGTGTTACTGTAGCACAACTTGTAAAACGACTATCAGTAATTGTCATATTTATTTTTTGTGATCCACATCCTCCTGTAGTTGTAAGACATGTACATAAATCTAATACATGTTGAGTATTTATTGATGCATTTCTTACACACCATCTTAATAAACCATTTTCATCAGTATATCCAATTATTTCTGAATTTATTTTAATAGGATGATCTTCAATAGGATTTCCATTTTGATCTTTTACAACAAATAGAAAACATTCTGAATCATTACAACTTTGTATATCAACAAAAGCATTTAAATCTGTTTGAAATGTTGCAGCTGTAAATGGAACCATAGCAACATTTGTTCCCCATCCATGTTGATCTAATGCTCCATAACCTTGAGCAAAATATGGATTAGATATTGTTATAGGAGTTAAAAGTTGAGGATTTGCAGCTAAACTGGTAGGTGCTACAGTTAATGTACCATCAGCTGGAGTTTTATCTCCAGATGTTACAGCTCCTAAAGCATGTAATGGAAAAGGCCTATGACTTGTACCAGCACCACCTGTAGGCATTGATGGATATACAAAAAAGTTAGATTGTCTATTTGAATCAGCAGCCATCCATAAATTTCTTTGAGCTATAAATTCAGTATGATCTGCTTGCCAACATGGTGTCATATTTCCTGAGCCATCTGTTGCAGTATTCCAACTAGTATTATTTGATCTATCATGATATGGTTGTTTATGATCTTTTGATGTTGATTCATCTATAAAACAAACAACTAATAAATTTTTATTTGTTGCAGCTGGTGCTTGACCTATTGTTGTAACACCATTAAATACTCCTCCAGAAGTATCATTACCTAATGTAACTGTTGCAACAGTTCCTCCTGCAGGACCAAAAGAATGCATTTGTATACCATTATTTTGTGCCCATTGTAATGAAGACCAAAATTTACTATTAGGTGCTACATCTTGTGGATATGTAGAATCTGCACCACTTCCACAATCTTGTAAACCAAAATTTCTTCCAGGTATTGGATCTACATTAACAGGATTACCATTAACATTACTTCCTGTACCACATAAATCTCCATTAACATCTACTGTACCATTACCTCCACAACTTCCAGAATTATTAAAATCACCTGTTATTGCTTGTGTACCCCAATCTAACCATCTTTCTCCAAAAGCAAGTGTATGATATGTTGTTAAAGTTTTTCCTGAATCACTACCTGTACAATTTTCTGTATCATTTACAGGTGCTGGTTGACTTAACTGATCAACCCAATCTTTAGCTGCATAATATGCATCTTGTACTGCTTGGACACCTAATGATGTTGTATCATAATAAAAATAAATTTCAGCATCTCCTTGAGTTATCCCACATAATTCATTTACCCATGGTGGTCTATTTTCATCTTCTTTAGCACCTGTAGGAGTTGGAGGTGTATATGATGTTTTTGTAATTTTTATTGACTCATAAGGAGTTACTTTAGCATCTTCAAAATCACAAAGATATTTATCTTTTATATAAGAAGGTAAATTAGAACCACAACAAGATCCTATACCATATCTTTCATGTCTATATTTTTTAAATATTTCATCCGCAAATCCACGTTCAGTTTTGATTTTTTGTATGATATAATCTTTTTTAGGTTCCATTCTACTTTGCTATTGCTACTTTTAATGATGCTTCATATGCTGTTTTGCATGCTTTATGAACTATTTTACCATCTGATGTTGTTGTTTGTTGACATCCACATCCTATTGGTCTTTTACAATGTGCACAAGTTGCTGCCATATTTTATTTAATTTATTGGTTTAACATGTTGGACAAGTTATCTTGTCTAATTTTCTTTTAGCAAAATTGTATAACTCTAAGCCTGCTTGTGGACTTGCACAGTATTCAACTTTTGCAACAGCAGCATCTATATAAACTCTAATATCACTTAATTCATCTAAAAGTTTTTTTCTTTCAGATGTTGGAACACAAGGAGTAATATCTAATTCACACAGCTTATCATAATATTGTTTCATTATATTAGTGATTCTTAAATGATTATACTCAACATAAGCTTTGTCATGAGGACTAACTTGATACCTTATAATATATAAACCATCTGGTATAATAGCTCTATTTGAATTACATCCTGTTGTTTGTACATTTAAAGCACATGCAGTAACAGTTAAATCAAAACCTCTACTTGCTTTTATAAGTGCAGGTTGATTAAATCCAGGAACTGTTATTAACAACTCTGGACAATCTATTTTTAAATTTTTTGCATAAGTACTTGTATCTTTAATACTGAAAACTTCAGGATTTGACGTATGAAGAACTTCTAAGCTTAAAATGTGTTTAGCTGCCATAATATTATTTTAGTCTATGATACAAAGAGTATCTACTAATAATATACAAAATTAATTAATTAAAAGAAAAAAAAAGAGTGAGAATATTTCACTCACTCTTTTTAATATTAATCTAATTAACTAACTATTATAGGTAATCAGTAACAGTTAATCCAGACTTGTTAGCTAATGAATTCCATAAAAAGTCCATTTTATCTAACTCTTCATTTGCTTTACCACCAGCTATACAAGGTACATAAAATATATACATGTATTGATCATTGTCAAATACTCCAGTTGGATTGTTAAATCTAGGAACTGAATGTTGTAAATAGTAAGCTGCATAAAATGCTGTTCTATCTACTGCACCAGTACCACAACCAAGTAATGCATCACCATGCTGAATATCTCTAAATCTAGCAGAGTCTTTATTACCTTGATTCCATCCACCATCTTGTCTGTATCTTCCTTCAAGAATAATTTCTTCAATTACTCTTTCTCCTGTAGTTTCAGACTTAGTTGTAACTGCAACTGCAGCATTTTTACCAAAGTCTTGAACTCTTACAGTAGCTACATCAGCAGTCATACACGTGTCAGTACATGCATTACCATCATCATCTACTGGAGATACAATAACTTTTAATGGAGCAACTCCATAATGATCTCTTGTATCATATGAACAATTATCAAAGTATGTTGCAGTATAATCAACAGTTAATGTTAATTTACCAGCACCAGAAACCTGTGTACTTGTTGCTGTAATAAATGGATTCAATAAAGGATCTTCATTAATTCTTTCTGCCCAAACATCTGTAACAGTTTTACCAGCAACAGTTGTTGTTTCACTTGTACAGCACTCTCTGTAATCTAAAACTGCATAAGTAAATCTGTTTAAGTAACGTAATACTTCATCACCTTTAATATCAATTCTTAATTGATTTTGATCAACAGTAGAACCATCACATTTAAAACAATCATCAGGAATTGTAATATCAATTACTTGAGATGTTCCAGTTACACAGTCAGCTTTCCATAGTCCTGTAACATAAGCTGGTTTAATAATTTTTGTTTTAATTGATTCAGCATAACCACCTCTTACAGGGTTATTACCTAATGTATCAGTCTGATTGTAATTACCAAATACTAACATGTACTCAGCAGGTACAGCAGCATCATTTGCAGCAGGAAAAGCTACTGTTTCATAATCAGCTGCATCAACTAGACCTAACTCTCCAGTTGTTAAAGCAGAAGTTTTTACATCTGCATTTGCTTCTGTACTGCTAATAACAGCAGACTTAACATAAGCATGATTAAAATAAGCCATTTTTATAATGCCCCTTTTCTATCAGAGGACTTTTTTTATTTACAAAAAGAATGGGTTTGTTAAATCCAAGATAAAAGTACCCAAACCTAAACTTTTATCCCTTCTATATTAATATACTAATATTTTTTCTTTTTACTTCTCTTTTTTTTCTTTTTTGTGCTACCGCCTTTTTTATATACTGACTTAGCCATTACTTTTGCTGTTCCGGGTTTCTTTGTTTTCATAATTAATTATTTTTTTCTGCTGATTGTGCTCCTCTTATATAATTGTTTGCATCATTAATATCACCTGCAATAATTGTACAAGCTTCATCAATAATTAATTCAACTATATCATCTTTAAATTCTGGTTCTACATCTGCTGCAGAAACAACATTTAAATATGGATCAGAACAACCTGCTATTTGAATATTTCTAGGTTTTCTATAAAATGTAATTCTAGGGTTAGTAATATCAAACTCTCTTTTATATATTCTAATAGTATTATTAGCTAGAGTACAAAATGTTTCACCCCATTCAAAATCAGGTCTTTTTAAAGGATCTCTCATTATTACATCAACATTAGCTTCTTCAGCTAAATAAACTGTCATTGATCTAGGATCTTTTTTACAGCATTCTGTTGTTGCATCTGTGTCAACTCTTTTAAATTCTAAATAATTATCTGGAAAACTAGTTCCTAAAAAATAATCTGTTTGAACAGAACCTAATATTGGTTGCGTAGTAAGAAGGATCTGAAGATCATCTATACGTCTTTTAGATGCTTCATCTCCTTCTCTATATGCATTTGTACCATGAAGTTGTTTTCTACACCACTCAATTTGTGCTTTATTAAAAGATTCAACAATTTGCCAGCACTCTATATTATCATAGTCATTACTAGCAAGCTTATTAAGCCTTTGTCTAAATTTTATTTGTAGTGTAGTAATATTCATTTTACGTAGTTAATAAATTGTCAACATTTTGTTTTATATCCATTAACATTTCATCATTAACAGGATTTTTTAAAAATTCAACAACTCCTTCTCTTGTTGTTTCAATTTTAGTTCCTGATTTCTTTTCATATATATAACCATCTGATTTAGTGGTTAATATATTAAATGCTAATGCATCTTTTACCATAGAATGCATCATTAATGTTTCAGTATCCATTTTAGCAGCATCTACAAAGTTTTTTGCTGCTTGAAGAGTATTAGACTCTCTACCATGACCATTTATATATCCATCTGCATCTTCATATAATACATCTAAAGGTGTACTAGGAGTATATTGAGCACTATTAAATGTTAATATTTTAACAACGTGCATTAGTCTAATTTTATCTTCATCATATAAATTACTAAGAATACCAAGAGCTTTATTTTTTAATTTAGTATCTTTAGTTCTTGTACTTGCTGTTTCAAGAACTTCATCTAAATAAAATTTATATTTTCCACTTTTTTTAGCAGTTTCTAAGTTTGGAGCAATCATTGAAAATCCTCCAGCTTTAATTGCTAGTAGTTTAATTCTATCATATGGATCAACTTTTGGATCAATAAATACAGGATCATTTCCTGCTTTAATAGTAATTTTATTCCAAAAGTCACCATTGTTTGGTTTGCAAACTTCTACCTTACTCCAAAAGTCAGGATCATTTACATCTATAACATTAGTTGCTAATTCTTTTTCTAATTCTGCAACATTTTTTCTAATTTCTTTTATTTTAGCTTTTTTCTCAGCTTCAGGTAATGTTTTTACTTCAGGAGCAAATTCATTTAAACCTGTTATATATCTAATTATACCATTTCTTTCTAAAGCAGCAATGCTTTCACTATGAAAAGCACCTTCATGTAAAGTCATGTTATATTTTTCTAATCCCATATTATCTGTATCAGGATTAAAATATGCACGGATAGCAATAGTACCATCCTTTACAGCATTTGTTTTTTCTAAAATAGTTACGTCACTCATTTTTTTAATTTTTATTAGTTTTTAATTTTGGTTTAAAAGAAATAGGGAGGAGCACTTGGCTCCCCCTCATTTCATAATATATATAGATTAGAATGATCCTCCAGTTACTGGGTTTCTCATAACAATCTTTAATACCTTAGTTGGGTCTTTTACCCATACAGAAGGCATGGTTTGTGTCATCATTACACGATAACCATTGAAGTGTCCTGAAGAAGCAAATCCTTGAGTTCTTCCCATGTAGTCCATAGTACCATTTTGGTAGAACCACTTAAGTTGATTATCCCAAGAAAGTTTCAATAAGTAAATGTTATCATTTCCTTCATCAGTTACATCAAAGATGATAAAGCTGTAAGAAGATAATGGACGACCATCTACTAATGGATTTTCAATGTCATTAGTGTGTAAGTTATCAAACGCAGGATTTAGTACAAACTTAACGTTAGCTAAGAAAGGAATTACAAAGCTAGTGTAAGCAAATCCAAATCCTAAATCCATACCAGAACCAGTAATTGCACCAATGTTATCAGCATTAGTAATCATACCGTTAGCACCATTAGCTTCTGCAGCAATTGCAGCATTAACTAATTGCATACCACCGATACCAGTTTGTACAATTAATTGTCTCTTTGGATCTGGACCATCAAACTCAACTTTACCAGCATAGAAGTTGTAAAGTTCATTTTTGAACATATCTAAGCTAAATGCTGATTTGTTATATACACGTTTGAATGAGTTATCTAATTGTTTCCAAAGACCAACAGAAAGTCTGATGTCATCTGGACCGTCTTGTCTAACTCTACCACCATGACCCCACATTAAGTAACATTCAATGTCATTAGCAATTTTAGTAAGGTGTGCTGCTTCAAGAGACGTTAAGAACGTTCTAGAAAGAGAACCATTATCAAATGCTTTCTTAATGTAGTCTTTACCCATTGCTCCAGCAATAGACTCAATAGAATCTAAAGAAGGATCTAGGTTCTTGTCAAAGTTTCTCCAAATTTCAGTTACAGGTACAGTACCATCAGCATTCATACCACCTTTGATCATAAGATCAGCACGTGATGAAACTGAATAGTGTACGTGTGCTTCAGCTCCTCCAACAAAGTTGTAGAATTCTCTAAATCCTGCTCCAGTTGAAATATCAGAGAATCTTTCTCCGTATTCACCTCTTGCAGAACCTTTTCTAAAGAACTTAGTTCCTGCAGCTAAATACGCACTAGACATTCCTGTGCCTGTTGCATTGTTTACAAGTGTTACAGTATAAACCCATCCATCACCTACAGGGACAATGTCATCTGCAGTAATGTATAGTTCAAGACCATTATACTTGTCATAAGTAATTATGTCCCCATGACCAAACTCTCTTTTAGATAGTCTGATTTTAAAAGGGACACCATCTGCTCCGTCTCCATCCGTAAAGGAAGCCAAAGGACCCATAGACATAGGTAATGATTGAGAAACAGGAGTTTGCCATTTGTACTCACCTCTAGCATTGTCCACCATGATTGTATTCTTACCACCAAACGATGCCATTTGATACAAAGGCATTTCTACCTTTTGTGTCATAGCCCACAGTTCCACTGGACCCATGTCCATTGGCTCTGCATCACCAAGCATTTGTGTTAAGTGATATGAATCAATATGAGAACTAGCCTGGTAAGAAGTGTCTCTTAGAAAGAGACCATTGTTTAAAACCGGTGTTGCCATTTTTTCACTTTTTAAAATTAATAATTATTGTTGTTGTTGTTAAAATCTTTTAAATATATTTTGACTTCTAGGAAGTGTTCTCCTTGTTGTACTTGGCTTTTCATTTGATGTTACACCACCACTAGCTGCTTTTTTAGTTGACTGAGCAGTTTTTAATTTTCTAACTGTTTGCTCAACTGCTTTATTAGTTCCTTTAGACATAAGTTGATCTTTATATCCTTTTGGATCAGCTAAAAGCCATAGTGCTTCTGTAACCAAATTATAGTTTGGTTCAACAAATTGATACTTTTCTAGTAAGTGTCCTAATAAATTGGTTTGTGAGCCATTAATAGATGGATAAGCTGGATTAACTAATCCGTTATATAAAAGAGCTTGAGTCTTTTTATTAACTTTCATATCACCTACTTTACCATCTTTAAGTGTATTATACACATTGGCCATATAATTTTCTGATGCTTTTTGTTGTTGAGCTTTTAATTGTTCTTGCTGTTGTAATTTTCTTGCAATAACTTGCTCTTGCATCTTATCTAATTTTGGTTTAAATTTAGATGCTTGTTTTTCAAGTTTACCTAAATCTTTCCAAATTTCAATTTCTTCTTGAATATCTTCTGCACTTCCATAACCTGTAGCAGTTAAATATTCTCTAACAATATGTGCTTGACCTTCTTCATTTTCTAATGTTAAATCACGCACTTCTTCTGCTTGTGCTAATGCACCAAATAAACCTTTAAGATCTGTACCACCATCAGCTACATATTTTGCAGCAACCTGTAATTCTTGTGGTAAACTATTAAAAAATTGTTTTGGTGTTTCTCTTCTAACTTTATTAGCTCTCTCATCCATATTAGCTTGGATAAGTTCTTTCCAATCTTTTGCAGTATAATCTTCTAATTCTTTATCATCATCAAATGGAATAATTTGCTCATCATCAATCATCTTCTTGAAGACATCAGCCATATTACTCATTCTTTTTCTACCTGATGCAGTTGATTTTTCATCTTCAGATTCAGCTAAATCTAAACCTTCATTTAAAATTTCATCAACTTCTTCTTTAGAAACAACTTCTTCTTTAGTTTTAGTTTCTTCTTTTTTAACTTCTACTTCTTCAGCTTTAGCTTCTGTAGCTTCTGTTTTTTCTTCTTTTACCTCTTCTTTTACTTCTTCAACTGCAGTTTCAGCTTCTGGTTTATCTAAAAATGATAAATCTACTGATTCTGCTTTTGAAAACACATTAGGTTTTTTTGTTTCTGGAGTAACAACAGAATCAGCACCTGGAGCACCGTTAAAGATCTCATCCAAGTTTACATCTACTTCTTGTACTGTTGTCGTTTGTTGCATTTTTTCTGACATAATTATATGGTTTTATTATTATTTACTGGTTATTACATATATAATATACAAAAGTTTTATACCATAAACCATTTAAATTTAAAAAAAAAGAAAGATTTTTTGTAGTATATAGCTAAGTATGTTATTTCTCTTTCTTTTTGTTAGATTCAGTAGTCTTTTCTACATCATATTTGTTTTTATTTTCTCTTGCAATCTCTAAATTTTTCTCAGCTATTTGTCTTTGTGTTGCAAGTTTTTCTCTTTCAATCTGTAATTTTGACTTATCAAAAGATGTTTTAGTATTTTGTTGTTCACGTTTAAAGTTCATTTGCTCTCTGTACTGATCTCTTTCACGTATTTCTTTTAGTGCATCTTGATAATCACTTTGTTGATTTTGATTTATATCTTGCATAGCTCCATATCCTGCAGATCTAATTTCAGCAACAGTAATATCTTTTTGAATCATCTTATCTAATTTTTGAGATTCAAATTGTCTTTGTGCTTCTGCTTCTTGAGCTGCAGCTTGCTGTTGTTGTTCAGCCATTTGCTGTTGTTGTTGCATTTGTTGCTGCTGTTGTTGTTGTTGTTTAACTTCAGCATCTTTAAGAACATCTGTAACTTCTGCTATGCTTGTAGCTTTAATAACATTACCTAGATCATATATAGATGCTCCAGTAGTATTATTAGTAAGAGCCATTTGTTTTAATTGATCTAGTATTTGTCTATGATTAGTTTTAGTAGTACAGAAAACATTAAAATCTCTTAATAAAAGTTTTGTTCCATTAATTTGAAAATTAACTTTTTCTGCTTCAGAAGTAATATAACTTAATCTAACAGAAGGATTAGTACTATGGTAGTATTGAGATAAATCTGTTCTCATTTGATGTACACGTGGCATTAGATGATCTGAATGTTGTGTAAAATACATTTCAGTTTGAGCATATGATTGATTCATAGCTTGTGTTACACCTGTTGCTGTTTGTTGTGCTATTGCACCACCTAAACGTTGTGGATTAATACCAATAGATTCAAATGCTTGATTCTTAAAATGATTTGCTAATTGAATTCTAGACATTAATCTATTTGTTTGTTCTAGATTTAATGTTTGATAATGATTAAAGTTTGTAGCATTTTCTGTATTTGTAATAGAAGTATCTAATGGCATCATACCAAAATCTTTCATTGCTACATAAGCTTTTGCTAAATTATTCTTACCCCAATCTTCACCCATAGAGTGACGTGGTAATGCATTTTGATCAAACATAATAACAGTTCCTAATTCATCTACTAAAATGTCTGCTATTTGATTATTAACCATATTATATCCAATTTGATATGGTTTCATTAAATCTACTAATGATGTTGATCTTGTATTTCTATCTGAAAATACTCTTCCTTCTACAGGTAACTTACACCCATATAGTGAATTATCACCTTTAAACTGATATTCAATTCTTCCAGGCTTTTGTTTATTAATACCTAAATAAATAGGTTGTTCATCACTTGTATCATTTCTCCATGATGTTGGCCCATTAGGTCCAATTTTAATACCACCCCAAACTTCATTAATCCAAAAGTAATCTATGTGTTCTCCTTGAATTAAATTTTCTTTTGTTTTTTGTTTAAATAATTTAGTATTGTATACAGGTTTATCTGTTATCTTATATGTTTCATCAACTATTTCTTGCATTAAAGTGCCATCTTCTGTAATTCTAGTTAAATGACCAATCTTTCTTTGTGTTTTCCAATAACATGTTGTAACACGCATCATATTATAATCACCCCATGTACTAATATCATCACCTTCTGATAATATGGCTTGAACAACATCTCCTCCATACTGACTAGCATTCATATCAGTATTACTAATTAATTTTCTATATGCTAGTCCAGGAGCTTGTGTATTCCATTTATGTGATCTAGTTGGATCATAATATGATCCGTCATTTTGATGACCATTATCTAAATATATAGAATTTGCTGCAGGATAAATACGTTCTAATGATGTAAGTTGATCTTCAGTCATTAAATAACCATACATATCAATTACATCTGCAACACTCATCATATCACACTTACCAACAAAATTAGAATCAGATATATATCTTGAGTCAGGAGATTTTTGATAAAAAGTTAATGCAGGATTCCAAAGCTCAACTTCATAATCATCCTCCATCATACGGAAATGCCAAAACTCTCTATCACAAATAAGCATATCTTTAAATGCTCTTTCTTCTAGTTCTTGCATTTTAAATCTTTCTTCATCAACATTTAATTGATGATGAGCCCACTCTTCTACTAAACTTCTATAATCTTTTGAAAAGAAATCTTGTATTTCAGGAAGTGTTTTTAATTTTTCTGGTGCAATATTTTGTTGAAATTCTTCTGATTCAGGATTAGCACCTTGCTGAATCATTTTCATAATCATTTGATTTCTTGCATCTGATAATAATGCTTCTTCAATTTGCAATCTTTTTTGCTCAAGCATTTCATTATAAGATGTATCATCAACAGCTCTAAATTGAACTTTAGAATATCTTTTTGCAAATTCTCCAGTTAAAACATTAATTACATTTGGTATGATAGGATAAAACTTTAACTCTAAAGCTGTTTCATCTTCTTTAGTTAAAATATTAATAAGATCAGTATAGTCATTATCATCTTCTACAATATAATCTGTTTTATCAATAATACCTTTTGCTAATTTATAATTTTTTAAAATTCTTCTAGCATTATCTCTAAGGTAATCAAGACCTCTTTTTTCAAGCCAATCTAAGTTCCAAGATGCCCACTTATCATCTTTATCTTTAGCTGGTAAAAACTGAAGTGGTTGTGTTAATGATGCAGATACATGACGGCCATCTGCTTTTGCACCATTTTTTAATTGCATTGCGCTTAATACTTTCATTCTATTCTTGGTTATAAATTATTTCTTCCCCTTCTACATAATTATCATAAACATATATATATTGAATATAATAAAATTCATTTTCACATGTAGCAGTTGTTACCCAATCATACATCATTTAATATTTTTAAAAGGATTTCTTCTTTTTTTAACTATACTATTATTTTTTCTCCTTCCTAAATTACTAAAAGGTCTCATAGATAATTTATACAAATTTTGTGAATTATCCAAAGATTCTAGTGATTTATCTCTCTCTTTACGCTTTACATAGCCTCTATTTGCTTGTTGCATCTTAGCAAACGCAACTAATGCTGCAAATGATACTAATCTATCCACGTTTAAACCAGGATAATATTGTAACATTTCTGTAATAAGCATTTTATCAGGAATTCTTTCAACTCCATATTTTACACTTAGTACTTCTCCATTATCATCTAACTCTTCATCTATTGATTCTCTAATAAATTCAATAGCATAAGATATAAGATGGCTTTTAAACAATGTACCTGTATTTTTCCAACCATATTCTTGAAACACATTACTATTAGAACCAAGATCTTTTAAAAATACCATTTGTGATTTTGGCACTAAATATTTTTGTTTTCTTTTTGAAATCATATATTGAATAAATAATGATATATTGTTTTCTACAATAGTCCATGCATTATACCATTCAATAATTCTTTCTAATTGTTCATGTGTTTTACTTATATCATCATATCTACCACACCAAGTTGCAACTATTTTATCTCCTTCTATAAATGTTTCTAGTCCTTCTGGAGTTTCTTTTGTTACTTCTATAGGATTTTTATATACAATAATACTACATAAAGAATCTGATGTAGTTGTTTTACCTTCTGACACAGGGTCAATAGAAGCATAGTAAGTTCCAAATTCAGGATTTTTTATAGGTCTTTCCCATACAGTAAGTACACCACCTTTATCTTCTCTTTTTTTATTTACTGGAAATTCAGATATAGGAGTTCTATTTGATTTAATAGGTTTAATTCCTTTTTCATCTCTTTCTAATTCAATAAACTCATATGAATATTTTTTATGTTCTATTCTTTGTAGTTGTTTAGTAAGAAAACTTTGAGGAAATATAGATGCTTTTCTATATGCAAAAGCTTCTGCAATATTTCTAGGTTTTTGAGATATACGTAGTTGATATTGTTCTGGATCTAATTCATCTTTCCATTCTTGTCTTTCTATCTCTATAGCTTTTAATGACTCTTCTATAAGTGAGTTACCATAAGCATCTATATAAGGAGGCATAGACCATTGCTCAGGAATAAATAAACCAGCTATGCCAATTGTACCTTTATCATCTATTAAATCAGTTTTAACACCTAAGATACCATTAGCTTCTGGTTGCATAATCATTTTCTTAAGTGGTTCACATTGATCTAAATCACCTACAGAACCAGCTGCTATAAATTGACCAGTAGTAATCATACCTGATGACATTGCAGGTCTTATATATTCATATGTCTGATCCATCTTAGGTGCAATACCAGCTTCTTCATGAAAGAAATAAGTACAAGGTCCACCTACACCTGTTGTTGCATTTTTTTCAAATGATGCACCTTGAATTTTAGATCTAAGACCTCTTTGAGTTTTTCTATTATTAACTCTTACTTCAATTTTTTGCTCCCACAAAAGAACTTTATCTGGATTGTTTGGTCTATACCATGCAGTATGTTGATTAAGAAATGTTGCATATTCATCTAAAAATTTCCAAGAACCTTTATCATTAATATAATCTTTTAATGATGCACCTATCTTGCATATTGATCCTTCTTCAAACCAATATTGATTAACAATTTTTGCCATATGAAAATAAGAAGAAGCAATCTGACGTTTTTTAAGAATAGCTACATGCTTATAATTAATTTCAGCCATAATTTCATATAAGGCCATATGATATTGAGCATCTCTTACTTTAGCAAAACCATATTTTTTTTCTTCTTTATCAAAGATTGGTAAAAAATTTAACCACATATAGTAGTCACGTGTAATGTACCATGTATTATTTTTACCATGATATATAACACCTTCTCTACATTTATTTTTTTGATCATTCCAATATTCTACAAAATCTTTAGATCTAAATGGTTTATCACAATAAAAACCATTTTTATTAAAATTAATTGCTTGCTCATTAAATAATAATGCAGTTTTATCAAAATTATATTTACCAGGTTCTTTAAAAATAGAATCAATAAAAGATCTAAAATCCTCTATTGATTCAAATTTAGTTTCTGACCATTTGCCATTTTTATATGTAGGTATTGTTTTATACATCTACAACTTTAGCAACTATATCTTCTTTACGGAATAATAAATGTTCTGATCCTTCTGACTCAATAGACATAGGAGTACCAAATTCACTTATTCTAACATCATCTCCAACTTTTATTTCTGTTACGTCTTCACCTACAGATATTACTGTACCTGTCATAGGATCTTCTTGTACAGAATCTGGAATATAAATTCCTGTATTACCATAAGTTTCTTTTTTTTCATGAAGTTTAATTAGGACTTTATTGCCTAATGGAATAATTTTTTGCATTTTTATAGTTTTTATAGTTATTACATTTGATCATAAGCCAAGCCTTGTCCTCCACGTACTTGACTTTTTTGTTCATCTTTCATATCATTATATGCTCCTTTGAATGATTGTCTTATTTGTTCAAACTTAGCTGCAGTATTTACTAATGATGTTAAATTACCATCTCTACCATGTTCTATAGATGTGGTTTCCATATATCTTGCTAATCTATCTAACATAGACTTAATTCCTTTATATGCTCTATATGTAGGCGTTTGATATAAATCCTCACAAAATCTTATAGCATTTCTTATTGATTCATCTTCTGGTGATTCTTCAAGTTGTATTTCATCTATAATTATTTCTTCTTTTTCATGTTCAGGCATGTTAAAAAAAGGATTCATGTCAGGATCAGGACATGTCATATAAAAAATATATAAATAAACCTGCATGTGTGTATCAGGATATTTATCCATAATATTTTTTAAAGTTTTTAATGAATAACAATGTTCTGATGGTATTACTTTACCATTTTGTACATCAAATAATTTTGCTAGCATAGTGGGTTATCTTTAATCCACATTATAAGACTTCTTACTTCATCTTTTAAATATGGTAAGTGATACATTTTAATTTCTTTAATAATAGGTTCTCCATTAGAATCATATTTATTTATTGGATAGCCATATTCATCATCTTTTTCTTTTTCAAAAGATACATGTTGTATTGTAAGTTTTCCTGCTTTAAGCTTTGGATTATGTTTTAAAATAATATACATATATAAACTTAACTGTATATTATAATGATTTAAATTACAATCATCAAGATGAGATAGAGGTTTAAACATTTTAGATGATATACCTTCCCAGTTTATAAAACCTTTTTCTTTTATTTCTTTATTAGTTTTATAATCTGTAATGTTTACTTTTCCATTAACAACTTCTACTAAATCTGCTTGACCACAAATACATGCAGATTTTAAATAAGCAAAGTGTTCTGGATAAACACCAGGTTCTAATTTTTGATTAGGAGCTATTTTAACACCATTAGAATCAACTATTGGTTTTATGATAGGTATTTCTACACCTTCACGTTCTATTGTCTTAAAATCAAGCATATCAGATTCTCTTTGATTATGATACCAATTACCTAAATCTATAGCTCTTTCACTTTCTTTTTTCCAAATATTTATAACTTCTTTAGGTTTAAGCCCATACCATTTTGAACGTTTATTTTTACAAGATTTTTTTGCAACAGCTTCTTGATCAAATTTAGGTTTAAACTTAGCAATAAAAGAAGTTACGCTTGTCCAATTTATTTGATCTTTTTTTAAATTTTCATCTAAACTTTGATATATGTGTCCATCTTCTTTAAATACTACAGCCATGATTATTTTAAATTTGGATTATTTTTATAGATTTCATTTAAATTATCTTCATCAACCTTTTCCATTACTTTATTCCATTTTTTTTGTGGACATGAGCTAGATAATGATCTAGTTTTAAAAGCTAAACTACAACCACAGTCAGAACAACAAGGTTGAGTACCAGGAGCAGCACAGTTATTACCTTTTAAATCTAATGCAGAACATTCTTTGCAAATTGAATATCTATCTCCAGCAATAATTTCAACATATTCTTTTTTCCAGACATTATTTTTTATTCCTTCATAAACTTGATCTAAATGTTTTACTGCATTTAATAATTTACCTAGTTTCATTTTTCCAATTTTTTTTGTTATTTATTTCATTATTCATGCGTTCTAAAGCTTTTTCCATTTTAATAAGTTTTTCTTTTACTGGTAAATGCTTACCATAACCAGAATAAGTTGTTTTTTCCATATTACCAAGCATATCTTTATGTCTTTTTATGGATTTTTCAATTCTATTTTTTCTAATTATAAAAGTACCTAAATTTGGTAAAAGAATTCTTGTATTATCTAACTCTTCAAGATGTTTTCTTATTTCACCGTAAAAGAATCTTACAAACTCTTCTACCAAATTTTGATGTACTTCACATTCAGTTGCTACTTCCTTATAAAATACTTTATAAGTTTTTGGTTTTATGTTATTCTTCAACACTAAGAATTTTATAATCTAGTAAAATAGTACCGTCAACTTGCAGTTGTATGTCATCTGATAAAAGAATTTTTTTATTATCTTTTTCAATTAAGCCTTTGTTTTTAGCTTTTTGAATTGCATTTCTGCAAGATTGTGCACTTTTAAATATTTGTTTTTCTGAAATAACTTTACAAAATTTGTTTAATTCTGTATTTTTTAATTTCCCTAATTCAGCTAAACATTCTAAATCAGCTTTGCTTATTTGAATATTATTTAAAAAACAATAAGTAACTATTTGATATTTAATAATATCATCTCTAGATACTTTAATTCTTTTATCAACTTTTTTTACGACAGCCATGTTTTTACAATATCATTGCTGTTAAGTAGAGTATAAGTAAAACTGTTACTCCAAGTATCTCTTGCTTTTCTCATGATTTTCATAAAAAATCTCCAATCATCATTATCAGCAATTACTTGGCAACCAGCTGACCACTTATCAATCTGTGTTGACTTTTTTCCAGCATATTTAGTAGCTCTATGAATATTTATACCAAATAAACCTGTATCTAAATTTTCTGTATTTAAATTATATATATCATCTCTATTATTATCTCTATATACAGTAACAGGTTTACATTGACCTAAAGCTTCATATCTACCTTGATGTTTTCTAATTTTATGAGATCCTCTATATTGTCCTTCTTTTAGTATTGCAGTACCTTTTGATTCAACAATAGGAGCATCCATGTAGTGTGATCCAGGATCAGTTGTGCAATCAAATTCATAATACTTCCATACTCCATCTTCTTTAAAAGATATAGTCATAGTATCATCAAATCTATTTGTAACACGTCCTGCAGTTTCAGCATTTCTGATTCCTACAATATTTACATTGTAATCACCAGTATCAAACCATTTATAACCTTTTTTTTCTAAGGTTCTTTTTATTTGTTCTTGACTATACCTCATCTGACACCTTTTTTAAAGTTCTTTTTACAGGTACTTCATCAGGTGTTTCATTAGATTCTTCAGTACCAGCTGACATTGCTTGTGCTAAAAACATTTGTGCTTGAACTCTTTCAGCTCTAGCTTTTTCTATGTCTCTTAAACACTCTTCATACTCTAGTTGTGCCTTTAAATGCACAATGTTTTCTTTGTAGAAGGTTGTTAACTCTTCTCTTTTTGCTGCCATTTCTTCTTCAGACAGTTCAATTTTTTCTTTTGCCATTTTTTTTAGTTTTATGGTTAATATACATTACAAATATACAAAAAAATAAACAATAAAGGTTTACTTTTTTAAAATACTTTAAAAATTAAATAATAAAAGTTTAGTTTTACTAGTGATAACCGTTTAAAAGATCAAGTAGTTCTTCTATTGCATCATGTCTATGTGAATCTTCTAGTACAGTTTTATAAACATGCTTAGAATTTACTAGTTTTGACATATCATGATATGCTGAATAGTTTTTATCTTTTAAATCTATTTGATATGAGTCACCACAAAAAATCATTTTAGAGTCTTTACCTAATCTTCCAATAGCCATTGCTAATTGACTTCTAGTTAAGTTTTGGAACTCATCTACTATTACAATAGAATTATCAAATGTACGGCCTCTAAAATGCGCTAGAGAGCATAATTCTATACTTTCATCTTTTTCCATTTTATCTAATAGCTGAGGTTTGTTATAAACCTTTCTCATATTACTTCTAATTGGAACTAACCATGGTTCCATTTTTTCTCTTTCAGAACCAGGAAGAAAACCATTATCTTCTGTTGATACAGTAGGTCTAGTGATTATAATTTTATTATACTGACGTTTAAAAAACTGATCTAAAGCTATCTGTACTGCTAAAAGTGTTTTACCACTACCAGCTCTTCCAACAATAAAGTTATAAGGTGTTTTTAAAATTTCAGTTTTTGCTTTTTTCTGTTCATCAGATAATGTTATTGAAAATCTGATAGCTCCTTTTGGTGGAGTCTTTGTTTTGTTTGCCGTGGGCATATTACAAAATTTATATTACTTATTTGTATTAAACTTGTCTCTTAACTTAATACATTTTTCAAAATCATCTTTTTCAGCAAAATAATCTATAAGATTTTGTACATCATCTTTAGTAGGAATATCTGTAACATCATGCATAAATATAAATGATTCTAATTTTTCTACATTAACAATATCTTCAATTTTTTTCCCTCCTATAAGAAGGTAATACGAATTAGTAAATGCATGATGAATGAACTTATCTTCATTTTTTAATTGTTCCATTTCTGTCATTTTGCTATATTCTTCGTAACTAAAACTCATTTCATTAATGTTTTTGGCTGCAAAGTTATAAACTTTTTTATATAACTTGCAAGTGATTATTAAATTATTTTATTGGTTTCTTAATATTGATCTAAATTGTGATTGTGTTGGTCCTTTATAAAAAGGATATGGTTTAAATAATGGTAAGTTTCCAATATTTGGTCCTATAATATCATCATAAACTTTGGTAAATTCTGGATTTATACCTTTAAAAGTGCTTATAGAAGGATTATTAAGAGATGTATTAAACATTCCTATGTTTTCATTATATTTTAAATTAGGATATGTTTTAAGTAATCCCGCAGTGTTTGTTGGAACTATATTTCCACTTCCAAATATTTTTGCAGCATCAGGTAATGTTTTATAACCTCTTAGTAAACTACTGGGTACTCCACTTACTTCAAATGCTCCAAATGCAGTATTTGCTAAACCTGAACCAATATTACCTTCTTGAAAATCAGTAATTGCATTAGGGAATGTATTTACTGCAGCATTAGTACCCCATCCTACATTAGCTAAATCTCCAAATGTTAAAGGTCTGCCTGTAACAGGATTAATAGAACCACTTCTAACTGTTGTTGATGGTAAACTTCCTTTACCTTTAGTAAATATATTTTTTAATTTAGTTGGTGCTTGTCTTAATACATTTAATGGAGTTGATGCAGCTCTAGTATATAAAGATCCAACACCTTTAAAAGGTAAAACTGTACCAGCTACCATTTCTATTTGTTTAAATGCTGAAAATGGATTATAATTATAATCTTCTACAGCTCTTTCATATCCACTTGCACCTTGAAAAGCTGGAGCACTTTGATATAAAAACATCATATTAGGCGGTATACCTTTGGCCATTGTTTCTTCATATTGTTTATATGCTTTCATATTTTCTGCATCTCTCTGTCTTTCGTAACTAGTTCTAGTATCTGGGCCTATAAATGTTTGATTTGAACGGTTATTATTTAGTTTTTGTATATCATTAAAATTAACTTGATTTGTAACTACATTTGTATTGTCTGCTGGAATAGCATTAAGATTATTTAAATAATTATTTTGATTGTATAATTTATTAAAATCAAGATTAATATTTGTTTTATCTTTATTTATTAATTCTGGTAAAGAATTATCATAACCTGAAACCAATGTATTAATTCCATCTTGAACAGATTTTTGGTAATTTATATATGCTCTTTCTTTTGATCCTTCTGGAAACTGTTTATTAATATATGCTAATAAGTCTCCTCTATTTTTAAACATATTATTATCTTTCTTTAGTTCTGCATCTATAAGTTGCATTACCTCTGTAAATTTAGGAGAAGCTATTTCTTCATATGAATATGGATGATATGGTTCACCTTTATATGTAAACTCAAAATTATTTCCAGCTTTATTTCCAAGATTAGATATAAGAAACGGGCTATTTGTATTTTGTGCCATAGTTAAATTATCTCTAGTTTGACCATAATAATCACCAAAATCCATATTAGCAAATTGTGGAAATAATACATTAGCGATTTCTATATCACCAGCTTTTAAATATCCTTGATACGTATTAAAATCATCCATTGTAGTAAAATTCTCATAACCACCATATGGTTCATATAATTTATTTCGTCTTTCTAATGCTAATGCTATTTGACCAAAGCTTGGTGTTTCTGAATTATACATTTGTGCTTTTGCTAATTGACCACCATCTTTAAAACCACCAAATGGATTTGTACCAACCATAGTATTATCTGCTGGAATTACAGTTTGATTTTGTAATTCTTGCATCATTTTTAAATTAGCTTTTTGTCTTTCTAATTCTTCTTTATTTATATTATCTATCCATGGTTGTAAATATTTCATTAAATATCCTTCATTTCTAGCTAATGGTGAACCACCTTTTTCATCATTTCTAATATATTCTGCTAATGCTTTATCAATATTATTAGTCATAATAGCATCAGCAAATTTTGGATATTTACTTAATTTACCAAGATTATATGTATAATCTGCAAGCATAAATTTAGTTCTATCAGGTAAATTATCATATGAATTTTCTCCATAATTAGCATCAATATAAATTTTAGTTTTTCTTAATGCGTTATCTATATCTTCATCTTTCCATTTTTCTGCTTGTTCTAATCCTACACCGCTTTTATAGTCATTATAAATATTAGGACCTTTTCTTCCAAACCCTATTGTTGCTTGATTTTCATACGATCCATCTGCATTTTGATGATAATATGGATAAAACATACCATCTTCATATATTTTGTAATATGTTTTGCCATCAGGTTTTAATACTGCTGAATCTTTATTTTTTACATAATCCCAACTTGTTTCTTCTTCTTGTATAAACGTTCTAAAATTATCATACTCATCATCAAATGATGGCACCTCATTACCATTTTGATATTGTTTAATATTATATGTTTGACCACCAACTTTATATTTTAAAGGATCAGGTGTATCATCTAAAGCATAACCTTCGGTTTGTCCACCATACTCTTTAAACGGATTATAAGGTTTACGTTGTAAATCAAATATAGTACCACTATAATTATCTAAACCATATGTATTACCTGTATTTATTAATTGTGGATTTTTTTGTAAGTTGCTATAATAACCTAATGTACCTTTTTGACTTTTTGTTAAACCATCCATAGCATTCCATCCCTGTATATTACTTATACTTGTAGCATCTGGTATTACAATTTTATTAAATCCTGCATCTTGTAAAAAGTTTAATGTTTCATTTTCAAATCTGTAATATGGTTTAGATCCTATTCTAGACATTGGAATTAAACTTTGTAAACTAAGATCCGAATTATCTATAATTCTTCTAGATGTTGGGTAAAGATTTTTACCAGTTTCAGCTAGTCTTGCTAATTCTTGTTGTTGTATATCTAAAGCATTATATTCATCAGCAAATTCATCTAATCCAAATATTTCATTTTTTCTTTGTTGAATATTATTTATTTTATTATTTATATCATTTAAATTGCTAAAATATTTATCATTTCTTTTTTCAATTTGAGGTTTTACTTTTAATAATTCAGAACGATTTTTATTACTTAAAAAATTAAACATAGGATCTTTATTTATATCTGTTTGTAATTCTTTAAGTATAAATAATCCTGGGTTTTCAGCATCTACAAATCCTCTTACCCATCCCATAGCTAATGGATCTAATATATGTAGTCCATCATGATGCTCATCTAAATATGGTTTTTTTAATAAATTTGGCATAGAAACAGAATAATTTGTAGGTGTAATTCTAGTTCCTTTAAATTCTGTAAAGCCTCCTGGTAGATAACTAAATTGTGAAGGTAAAAGATCTGGGTATCTATATAATCCAAAATCTGCTCCATCAGAACTTTCCATACCGGTCCATTTAGATCTAAAACCTTGTGTACCATCTATCATACGAGCATCTAAATTATTTAATATAGGTTGAAATGCATGATTTGTTACTGCTAAATCTGAAAAACTTTGTTCTTTTAGTTTAGATAAATCTATTTGGTTATTAGATATAAGGCTAGGATTATTTTTTAATGTATTTTGAATAAACATTGCCTCACCTTTATTAAAATTCTTTAATAAAAATTTATCAAACTGTTTAACAGGTAAAAAAGGTTTTTTCTTAATCATGTTATTAAAACCACTAAAAAAGTTATCTGCATACTTTAAAGCAATTCTTTCTTTGCCACTTTGTGCTTTTGGTAATGCTCCTCCTTCTTTTTTATATAAATCTTTAAGTGGATCAAATAAAATTCCTTGC